CTCTACCTCTAGGGATACCAGTAATTGGGGGAGCAATAACTGGTGTTTCTGGAGGAGCAGCAGCAGGTGCGGCCGCAGGGGCTGGGGCTATGACACTTGTTCTTCTCCCTGTTCTTTCCTCATATTCAGCTTGAGTTAACTGTTCAGTTTTACCTGTCAAAGGATTTATCACACTAATTGTAGTTCCCTTCTTGATTGGTTTCAAAGCCTCAAGTTCTTTTTCTTTAACTTTATCTAACTCCATTTTTCTACTGACTCTACCAAGTTCAGCTCCAACTCCTAGAAGAAAAGGTGAAGCCATTGCACCTATTTTAAGAGCCCGACCCGCAGGACCTAAAAGAGGTATATTAGATGCAACATTCAAACCCCTTACAACATCTCTTTGTAAATTTTTTAGTGTATACTGTTGTTTAGGTGTTGATGGTGCTGGTTTTGGTTTTGCAGGATTACTTGTAGCAGGTAATCTACCAGTTCTTCTTAAGTATTGACCGCGGCGGCCGCCACCAGCTTCACGATATTGTTGAGCTCGTTGTTGTCGAACTCTTTCAGGCACAGATGGTAGTGTTCTTGGAACTAAAGGTTTTCCCTTTTGAGATTTTTTCATATCATTAATTAATTGATTAAAAGGTTTTCTACCCTCAGGTCCACCTCTAGGTCTTGGTGCACCACCGGGATCAGTATAACCTCGTCTCAAATCATCTTCATAATTCTGCTCAGCATCAGCGGTGGCTCTACCAAATGATCTACCAAGATAAGGTAAAGATCCTTGACTATAGGTTTCTGATTTTTCTAACAATAATCCACCAAAAGCCTCTGCGATCAGAGAGAGATCTAACTCCTCTCTATTCAACATCTGTTTTTGTTTTTTGGTTACAACTTCTTTAGTTGACTTAGGATCTTCATCATCTTTAGGGGGCATCACCACGCAATTGGGTGACTTTGGTGACGCCCCTCCTACTTTTTTACTTCTTCATTAAATGAAAGATCATCCCTCCAGTCAGAGAAACCCTCTTTCATTCTTTTCTTTTTAATTGCGTCACCAACTGCCTTTCTTCTATTGTGCAGATACTTGTCTGACTTATCGGTATCACCATCATTATCAATGTCAGCGTCCTCCCGACCTACAGGATCAAGACCCTCCGCAACCTTTTTAGCCATTTTAGTGGCTGTGGCATACATTACTTCTTTACCGCGACCAGGGTATCTTGATTCAAATCCTTTTTTGTCCTTCTTCATTGACTTCACGATCTCCTCTTTTTTCTTCATCTCAGGCTTGGTGAGTTGTCTTTCATCAAGAACCTCAGTTTGTTCAATTCTAATTGTATTGCCGTAAATCTTATATCCGGCTGGATTTGGTTTATGTGGTTGTGGTTTTGATGGTTTTGGTGGGTTTGGTTTTGATCCAGATGGTGGTGGAAGAGTTGGAGCTGCAGGTGGTTTAGTGACACCGGTGCTACCACTTGAACGAAGTGGTTTAAATTGTGTTTGAGTTCCCATTTCCTCTTTCATTCCACGCATTCTTTCGGATGAGGTCACCGATCCCTTACCATACTTCTTCTCAGTTTCTCTCTTGACAAGTTCAAGAGCAGAGAGACCACCTTTCTTTGGTTTCTTTTTCAGAGAGGTATTGGATGGTTTGGATTCGCCTCTATCACGGGCACCCATACCACGACTTTCTAACTCTCTATCTCTCATTCTATCACTCTCTTCCTCACTGACCACCTGAACTTCTTCACCAAGAAGTTTTTTCTTAGCAAGAGCCTTGACTGGAGCACCTGCAGGAGAAGATGCTAGAATGGCAAGATAAACTTTTTTGAGTTCTTCTTTGTTAGCACCAGGTTTGACTTTTCCTTTTGCTTTGTATTTAATATCAGAAGCCAACTGCGAGGCTTGCTTCTGAATATCAGTAGCACCAGCGGCGTGACCTCTTCTTACTCCCTCTTCATGAATAGAGAGATAAGCTTCCATTAACGAAGAATCAAGTTTACCTGGGGTTTCAGTGGGAAACATTTCTTTTCGCGTGTTTTTTCCTAAACTTATTTATAAAATTCAGAATGGGTGCGTTGCTAACCATTCTTTGAACATACTCCCGATGAGCATCTGTGCCGACCAGTCTTTGATCTGGAGGAACACCAGACACATCTGTAAATTTTTCGGTAATATCTTTAATCCAAGACTTGAACATAATATTATCTTCAGTCACTGCAATGATGTAGTTTGCACCGGTGCGAATAATCTTTCCGACCAAACCAGTATTATCGTTCTCTACCCAGTCACCCATGCAGAATAACTTACCGTTCACATAATTCTCTCTTAGATTCTTCCAATCAAACTTAGGAGCGATGCGCCACATCTCGGTTTGAACTCTCTCTTGTTCCTTAATACCCATACTCTTTCTGAGAGTGGCATAAAGACTCTGTGTTCCTTCATCACCTAATCGTTTAGGGACACCTTTACGAAATGTTTCAAAATCACCTTTAACGGCTGCAGCCCGAAGTTTAGATGCAGACATTCCCTCCACACCTTCAGACTCTGCATCTCTTTCACCCGCAGAGATTACACGGATCCGATCAAAATCATAGAGTTCACCATTATACTTGTTCGCAAGATTCTCAAACTCTTTCAATCGATCTGCACCAACCACAATATTAACACTCTTTGCACCACGACCATATGCACTTTTCAGAACATCAAAGATGGTCTTTGCACTTGGATCATCCACAATCCGATCAGCATGGTTCGGGAACATTGATTGCATATATGAAATCTTTGTTCTCGGATCCAATGGATTTTTCTTCGGATCACTCGAACGCGATGGGTAGATCATATACTCACCTTTACCTGCAACATTCTTGACACGATTCAATAGTTTTTCATGACCAACTGTAGGAGGATTGAAACGACCAAATGCGATCGTAATGTCTGCAGGATCTCCCTCTCTCTTTCTGACTTCCTCTCTTTCAGCTCTCTCTTGTTCTGCGGCCGCCTGTTGTTGTTGAACACCAATCTCAGCCCTTTCTTGTGGAGTCGGAGGGCGTTGTTTTCCAAAAAACTTCAAACGACCATTCACAGTTTTAGCGACAAGATTCCCGTCTCTATCATAATAGTCGCCATGACCATCTCCCTTCAAGCCCATTTTCTTGGCTTGTTCAGATGCTTGAGTGGCAACCTCTATAATAAATTGACTAAAACTTTTCATTGTTTATCCCAGTTCTTTGCAGCGGTGAAGTTTGCTCGACTGAATTCTAATCTATCTACAAGTTTCAATGCACGCCCAGAGCGGATTGCAACAAAACCTTCAGGAGCGGTAACTCGATAACCATTATCAGTTTTAAGAAAAGTTCCGAAAGTGTTCACCTTCTGAAGTTTATTAATCATAAATTGTTTAGCTGCCTGAAGATTGTAATATGAAGCGACTGTCATATACAACGAGGTTTCATTTGACGCAATAAACTTCAGACCATTTGTTTTGATCTGTAAATATTTATCTTGTGCGGCTTTTGTCTTCTTTGTTGCAATCTCCTTGTCCAGTGCAGAGGAAAAGTATGATGCAAAGTCCATTGCAGTGGCTTTGACAGTCATACCAGATTTGCCCTGACGAACAAACTGATTGAAAAAGACTTTAAACATATAGTTCAAAGAGAACTTATCATTTCCTTTCATCATGTCCAGAAATTTCGATGCCTGTTTCAGAGATCCTTCTGCACGATTTACCAACGCTTGATAAGTTCCTTTTTCTGATGGAGACATGTTAGCCTCACCAGATGCATTGGAGAACTCTGCGGATGCAACAAACACATCATTATTTCCTTGAACGTTAGCACCAAACGATGCAGACATTGTATCGAGAGTTCGACCAGAGTAGGTAGTGTGAAATACAATACCCATCTTAGCTACATCAATACGTTGACCAAACGCACTGTTTTTAGGGACGGCGTATGTGATGGTGTTTGGAGTGAATGCAATACAATTGTCACCATCAATATTGGCGGTGTATTTGTCATCCGTGAAAAGAAGATCTCCTTGCACGACACCAGAAATCGACAGTTTTGACAAGTATTGATAGGACGTTTTTAGTTTGTCCGCTAACTGACCAGGTGGATAATACTTATCAACATCTTGCTCAGAATATGAAACCTTAGGAGTTTTATTGAATACTGATTTGGTTCCGACAAAAAACTTCCCGTTGGATGGATCAATACCACAGATGATTGCGGGAGCGCCATCCCACTTCACGGTCACTCTGGTCTCTGACCCACCACGATCCAACATCTCTCCAAGAGATCTTAAAAATGCGATGGCTTCACGTCCACCTTGCGACCCATCGTTCAAGATATTGTCTTCCAGGTGTTCGAGGTGAGTGTTTTTCATATATACTGTTTGACAGTTCTTCCGTCTTTGGGATTAATTGTGATTCTAGCACCTTTAACACCATGGTCACTACGGTCACCTTTGTAGACCGCAAGGAAGATGGGCTCGTAACCTCCACTTATTATAGACCCATTTGCATTTTCATGGGCAGATCCAGTCAGTTTGTAGGCTGTCCCCTGTTTCACCAGTTTTACTGTTCCCTGAAGAGTCACATCAACATTATTGATACCTGGTGATCCTCCAAATTGAGATCCATAAACCGCCATTTTTTTAAGTCTATCATCCTTGATCTTTCTACCCAATGTGGCCGCAGCAGGAAGCCCATTTGGATACATCTTTTTTAGAGTATTAATAAAATCTTGTGTTTCTCGATGAGCAAAGATCCCAGGTTCAACTCTTTGTGATGTTCCAGACCATTGTTGAAATCCTCTTGGATTAGAACCATCTTTATGTGAAATGTGCCCTATAGCGTTTCCGTTTGCATCAACAAAACTAAAGTCTGATTTTGGAGTCCCTGGTGTGCTCATAACCGACACAACCTTATAGGATTTTCTCCCTACTTTCACTTCAACAAAATCTACACCAGTGCTCTCCATGATTTGTTGAAGTTGTTGATTTAAACTTCTAACTTCAGCGTCTTCAGCAGCAGTTGTTTTTTGAGTTCGACCAGAAAATTCGGAGTCTTTATAAATTTCTGTTAGTCTAATCTGACCTTTTGTCGTTGTTGGTAATACAATACTGGAACCTTGTCTAAACTTTTCAAAATCGGAGACAGTTTTAAGTTGTTCGATGATACTTCTATCAAGTTTAATTTTTTTACCGTTGCCATTCGACACAGTAAATTCTTTACCTGCTCTGATTCTTGTGAGAAAGACATCAAAGTTATTTCTCTTTTCTAATTCTCTTGGAGACAGCCCAGCCATCAGATAAAAAAATACCCCTTCTAGTATTTAGAAGGGGGAAGATATCACTCTACTACTTTTTCGATTGCGGCATCAAGATCAGTAATGACTTCACGAACATTGAAGATGCGTTGAGGAAGACTTCCAACATCGTAAGTATATCCTTTTTGAGCTTCAAATAGGATTTGACGAACCGCAGCAGCGGCATGAACATCCATCTTGACAGTTACTTTTTTACTCACAGGTCTCCCTCCTTACGATTTTCAGAACGTTCGATACTAAAAGCACCCTCAGGATAACGAGCAGATAATTTTTCAAAATTCATTTGAATGACTTCTTCAAGCGAAATACCTAAACCAATACACGCCTGAGAAACATACCACATGATATCACCGAGTTCACGTTTCAGATGAAACAGATTTTCTTCATTGACAGACTTGCCTTGAAAGACAATTTTTTTAACAATCTCAGTGAACTCACCAGACTCCGCACACATTCCTACAGCAGCAGTAAGCAATCGCTCGGAAGGAAATCCTTGGTTTTCAAGATCTGTAAGGCGGTTAACAAATTCATCATGTAATTTACTTGGCTTAGACGTAGTTGTATCGACAAATTCGACATATTTTTTAAGATCAATAGACATTAAAACTTAAATCCCTCAAAACGTTTTGATGTTTTCTTTTCCTCTTCATTATAGTCTTCATCCTGCCCATTGTCAAGAATGTCATGTTGTGCAGCTTGTTCACAATCATAAAGCCGCATCTTTGCACGGTCAATACCAATCACAAATCTTTTATTAATGGTGGGATCATTATAACGATTCTTCAATTGTTTCACCATAATTTGTCCCAGACTTTCAAGCTCTTCTGTGCTAATAAGGGCAAACATAAGATCAGCAGTAGCAGGGAGACCAAAGGATTCACTAGTATCAGTAAGTTCAACATCAGAAGAACCATAACCTGAACGAGTGGTCTGAGTAGCGGACACAATTGGGACATTAAACTCGACGGCGAGCCCCCTAAGTTCCTCAGCAATTG